GCTGAATCCGTGACCACGGCGCAGACGTTCAGCTTTACGATTCGGTCTACGGGTACGACCGCTGCGAACGTGATCCCCGCCGGGGCCACTGTTTGGATGCGAGCGACTGTTCCATCAAGCACTACTGGTTCCTCGTGGAGCGTTGCACACACGACCGGGTCGTTCATCAGTATGCGGTGGCGTAGTCAGCTCTGATTGGAGGGATTGTGCCGGGACAGATTCCTTTGCAAACCCGGTACTACCCTGGGGATTTCCAGTTCACAAGCTGGACAGCCCATGAACCCAAGCATTCGCACTATCCGTTGTTCTTTACGGATCGGAATCTGGTGGTGGATTCTGCGGCGATCTTTCTGGAAGACTCGGTCAACCAGAATATCAACGTAAAGCTGGTGAAGGTACCATTGTTTGCGGTTCCAAACTATGGGACCCCTGTTACTGGACAACAAGATCTGACGTCAGAGGTGGCTTTCACAACTTCTGGAACGTATCCCATGAGGGTTGAGACAGGTGTGACCGCAGGCTTTACGGTCAATACGGCTCACAATATGTTGGTGGCCCCATCGGGATTGTGGATCTTGGCGAGCGGTCATTTCTCAGGAGTCGCGGGTAGTTTGCACGTTCAAGTTCGGTGGCGCAGCTCCTTCTAACCCTGGCATTTTTTTACCTCCGGAAAGGGCTGCTCATTTGAGTGGCCCTTTCTTCTTTTTGGAGATACTTAAGGTATGAGCCAAGTACCCATGACACTTCCGTTCGAGCAGTTGTCCAGCTACGAGAAGCCGACGCTGTTGTTGACACAGTTGTTAGACAATGAACTTACGGCACGTGGGGCATTGCAGACACTGGTGGATGCAGATGGGTTGACTCCGAAAGAGCGCGATCTGTTTACGGATCGGATCAAGGAGAAGGTGGGAAGGAATCCGCTGACGGACACGCTGGTGGACGTGGTCACGAATCCGTTTGTGTTGTTGATGGCGGTCACGAGTCCGGTGGCTGGGCAGGCGCTGAGCAGGTCAGGCAAGGCGATCTTCGACATGGGTGCGCGGTTCAGCCCGTTCGTGAAGGAACAGGGTGGATTGCACTCGGCGTTGGGAGCGTTGGCTCCGATGCAGAAGTTTCAGGGCACAGCGGTCACGCCGGCAGTGCAAGCGTTCACCAAGGGTGTGGACCGCATGGAACGGGAGATGTTGGGAACGGTAGCTGCGCCGTTGGCAAAGGTGTTGGAGAAGCACGGACTGGAGACTCTGAACTTCGAGAAGATTGCGGATCCAAAGAAGAAGGCGATTGCGAAGCGGATCGCCCACGGGTTGTTTGCGTCGCTGGAGGGATTGGATCAGGAAGTGAAGCAACTGATCCCGAGAATGCAGAAGGGTGAGCTGAAGTTCAAAGAGTTCACGCGCGAACGGTACGTGATGCGGAACATGGACGAGGAGCTCGGACGACTGGGCGCTTTGGAGTTGAGGGATGCGCTGAAGAAAGCGCAGGATCAACGGCGCATTCGGTTGTTCGGTAAGGATGGGGAAGCGACGTTCGTGCCGGACGAAGAGAAAGTGCTTCGGATCTGGCAAGGTCTTCGGTACGGGTTTAAGAACGATGGGGTAATGAAGGGGACGGGCAAAGAGATCGCGGCCATGATGTTGGGCCCTGAAGTTTCAGAAGCCATTGAACAAGGGCTCATCAGTGCGGACGTGTTCAAGGCACAGATCCGGAAGCTGCTGGAGAATCAGCCGTCGAACTACATGCCTCGGAACTTGGTGGATCTGAAGGGCTCGAAGAACGTGGCAGACATCATGGAGCAGCGGCGCAGTCGCAGCTTGGTGGCCACGGGGTCCGCGATCAGCAGAACGGCGAAGAGCGGCCAGTGGGATCCCGAGGATCTTGAAGAAGTGCTGCAGATGTTCGGGCCTACGGAGGCGGGATCCAAGGCGGTGTTGATGGCGCAGAAGCGTGTCAACAAGATCTTGGGTCGTGGTGATGCAGCACGGACCTACCGGATCAACACGCAGGAATCGCTGAGCCGGTACTTCCGAGACACCGGAATCACGCACTCGCTGTACGTGCAGACGGTGGAAGACAACGCGCGGTTGGCTCAACGGATCAAGGACACGCGGAGTGCGGTGAAGCCTGAGAAGCTGGCACAGCTGGAGGCGATGAGGCCGAAGTCTGCGCTGCTGGAAGGTGGCAAGACCAGCATTGCGACGGTGCTGCACGATCAGCATTACCTGTTGGAGGATCGGTTCGCGAAGGAAGCACTCGAAGTCATCATGCGACAGGCCACAGGTGTGCAGAAGGTTGAGCACGTGGCCACGCACATGGCGTTGATCAAGGGTAAAGAGGGCCTGCGAACGATGCTGGATTCGCCGATTGGCAAGGCGATGAAGGGCGCCGGCAGCTGGGGTCGTGGGCTCTATGACCGGTTGGATGGGGTGGCGAACGCGGAGCTGACGTTCGGCGAAGCGAAGGGAATCAGTGGGGCGTTGGCCCGCTACTTCTACGTGACCCACCTCGGTCTCAATCTGGGATCGGTCACGATGAACATGATGCAGCCACTGTTGCTGGCGAGCACGTACGGTGGCCTTGGCAATGTGCTAAAGGGGTATACCCAAGCATTCAAGGAGCTTGGTGGATACGTACAGGAGCGCGTCGGCAAGTACGGTGTGCGGGCATTGTCGGATACCGAACACCTTGAGCTGATCAATAAGCACTTCAAGTACTCGAACATCGATGGGGAGAACTTGATTCAGATCGGGCGCGATACGTTCTCGACGCTCGACACAATCTCGTACAAGGGTGACGCTCTCGGGAACGTGGCGAAGAAGGAGTCGTACTTCTTTGACTATCCGATGAAGCTGTTCGAGAAGGCGGAGTGGCTGAACCGCAGCGTGGCCGCGCACTCAGTGGAGAATGCGTACCGGTCGGCAGGGCGAAACGTCACAGCAGGCACCGAAGATTACTACCGGATGTTGAGTGACGTCGACGAGATGGTGAGCTCGACGCAGTTCGGTGGCAACACGTTGAACACGCCGCTGGCTTTCCAAGGTGTGGGTCCGCTGGGGCGTGTCGGAAACAACCCGCTGTTCCGCCAGTTTTTGAGCTTCCCGCTGCGGAGCGCGACCGCGTTGTCGTACCAGAGCGCACGGCTCGGGGAGCGTGGTGTTCTGAAGGGCGTCGGGCAAGACTTCATTCGCGGCATGGGCATCAGCGCAATCTTCTACGAGGCAGGCAAGAACACCTTCGGGGCGGACTTGAGTCCTGGGTTGTTCGGGGCCAGCCTCACGCAAGCAGTGGGGGGAGACCGCTTCTTCCAAGATGGCAACGAGTACGTGCCGATTCCACCGGTGGTGGACATCCCCGTGAACATTGTGCGGGGCGCACTCGATCCTGGGCAAAGGGAGCTGTTGCAGAACAACATCCCCCGGTTGGTGCCTGGCGGTATTGCGATCTCCCGCGCTTTGAGCATGGCTCCGAACATGCCGGAGTCCCCGTTGTTTGGATTGCCGGGGGCACTGCAGAAGACGTACGTCGACTTCAAGCAGCGGACACCCGAGGGGATGGTTGCGGTCTACAAGGCCGACGGAACCTTGGTGGATTACCAGAGCCCCGGCATGATCTTCGCGCGGCAGCTCGGTGTTGACCTTGGGCAGTTCAAGCAGACGGCAGACTTCGATGGGTTCCTGCTGAAGAACCGTGAGCAGATCGTGGACTACCGAAGGCGGGCGATTCAGGCGTTGCTGAGCAACGAGATCCCGAAGATGCAGTCGATCAAGTCGGAGTTCAAGCGGCGGTACGGCATGGAGCTGACGATCAGCAAGGAGCAGCTGGACGACGCCATGCAGAACCGGTTGGTCAGCAGAACCGAACGCATCTTGGATCGCATGCCCCCCGACCAGCGACCGATGTTCCAGCAGATGGCAGCTGGCAGGGCAGCGAACCTCGGCGTCGAGGAAGGCGCGATTGCTGGCGCGGACACGGCACGGCAGCGAGCACAGGCGCGAGCGATCAACGCGGTCCCTCTGACGGAGCAACAGCAGCAACGCATGGCCGAAGAAGCTTACCTAGCTGAGGGCAAGCGTCGGTCATTCGAGCAGTTCCAGGGGTACTAGATCGCGGTCCAGAACTGAATGTGCCGGAGGTCGGGGAACCAACGGAACGCGCCCTTGGCGACACGCGGAGATAGGCGGACCAGGATCCTAGAGCCAGGCTCAGACTCCAGGACCCTGGTCGCCATTGGGGCCAGCGTTGCACGGCTGATGTCGATGTTCGCCACGTAGAGCACACCCTTGGGGGAGTGGCTCAAGCGGAGGGTGCAGTAGCCCCCATCCACGCGATGCATGGGGGCCTCGCCCACAAACAGATCAGTGGGGGTTGACCCACCAGGAAAGTCGAACGTCGTGACCAGCCAGTGGTTGCCGGCTTTGTACGTGAGGATGTGCGGAGTTCCTTTGAGGGAAAGAGTAGAGCACTGTGGCTTGCTGCAGAGGTCAGCGGGTGCGATAGACCCCCACTGCTTGAGGCCAGAGTGCTTTACTCGAACCCCCACTGGAAGGTTCCAAATGTGGGAGGCACCCGGGAAGGGGTGGATCCGGCAAGATGTCGGGTGTTCCACGTAGGCGGTCGGGGGCTCGTGCGGCGGACGATCCATCACAACGCTTTCAAGGCCGAGACAGTCGCGCCTTGTCCGATGAAGAGGGCGCGGATGCACCCCCGACCAACCTGCGGGGAGAAGTAGACTGAGGGGAGGGGGTGGATCTTGTGGGACCCACCCCCTCTATCAGTGGGGGTTTACGGTTCAGGCTTCCGAGAGGAGCTTGTTGAGGAACTCGGTCTTGTAGACCTTGGAAGCGGAGTTGCCCTTGCCCTTGCGGTACTGGCAACGGACGGTAGCGACGACCTGCTTGTTGGACCCGAGGATCTCAACAGCCTTCTCAACAGCGTTCGCCACGTCCAGACCATCGGCAGTTCCGACCTTGGTTCCAAGCAAAGTGGAAAGGTGACCGCAGAATCGGTTGCGTTCGATCTGGAGACCGGTGCGACGGCCTTCGGCGGTGACCGAGCCAGCGTTGTCGGGGAAGGTGAAGGGTGCGCCACCCCACACAAGCGGCGAGTCCGGATTGGTCTCGTCGTTCAGGAGTTGGTAGCGGAAACGGAACTCGGTGGCAGGGATCTCCATCTGCTGTCCCTGATCGGTGCTGAAGCGGTAGTTCGCCTTCTCGTTGATTTCGAGACCGAGGACGTAGCAGTCGTGCTCACCTTCGGTCGGCCATTCACCGAGACCACCCACACCAGTGTCTGGGTTGGCGTCTCCGAAAGCGGCCTTCTGGGATGCGAACATTGCGCTGATCTTGCTGTTTGCCATAGCTGACTTCTCCTGACTGAAAGGTCTACCAGCGTTACGCGCTGGCGTTGGTGTTGTAGTTGCGAACGAACTCTGCCCAGCCGCCGGTTTCGGGAAGCTCAAACTCGGACGGCATCTTGACGCGGTGCTTCGTAATGCCAGCGAGGGGTTCAGAGTCTACCGAGAAGATGTGACGCTTGCGCTTCTCGGTGATGAGCTTTGGCTTGAGGACAACGGTCTTGCCATCCTTCACGATCGGAGGCTGCGCGACTTCACGTTGCTCCGTGACCCACTCGGAGGAGATGGCAGCAACCATCTCGAACAAGGGGTAGAGCCTCTTGTAGAAACCGTCGGTGATCGTGAGCTCTGGCTTGAAGGCGTACTTGTCGTCGCCCAGTGGGATCTTGGCGTTGACCACGTGGCACACAATGTACACACCGTAACCGTAGCGACGGAGGGTGAGGCACGAGTCAATGACCATGTCGTAGAGTTGGTCCCA